TATTCCCTTCAGCAAAAACCATTCCGTTTTCTACATTTATACTATTAGGGAGCCATATTAAACCTGTTTCTTCATCAGTCCAAGCTAAATCTTTATAAATTTCTGGGAGTAATTCGAATTGTTCTTTATAAAAATCATTATCGGGTTTCATTAAAGTATTACTCCAAAACCCACAAGATAAACTGTAAAAGTTAGTAATATCTTTACTTACTTCTATCTTATAACATAGATCGCCACCTGATTTAGGACATTGTATAATTTCGTCGTATTGCATATTTTATAATTTAGGTATTGACATTTTTGGTAAATTTAATTTTATTTGTTTAGGTGCTTCAGGCACTAATTCAAGTTTTTTACTTATTAATTCCTTCATTGATTCATAATTAAATTCAGATTTAATTTTAAACCCTTGTTTTTTCCCACCAACAATATATTTTTTATAATTTTTATTTACATTTTTATATGCATCTATAGCTTGTTTGGTATTAGCTTGAAACCATTTTGTTTCTTTAAGTAACCATTTATTGGCAGCTGATTCATGAACATTATCTAGCCCTCCATCTACCATCACAGAAAATTCAGGATCAATAAAATCCATATGACCCGACCATTTGGTTACTATTAAGGGTTTTTTAGATAAACAAAATTCAGCTAATGGTCTTCCATACCCTTCACCTCTAGTTAAACTAACCATAGCTTTAACTTTAGGGTGATTATATAACTCATTCATTTGGGTATCTGAAAGGTTACCATTTAATAAATACACATTAGGTAATTTATCCTTTTTATAAAATTGTTTTTTAATAGATTGAATTTTATCTAAAATTGCCTCTCTACCTATATAACTATTTCTCCCAGTGGAAGCTTTAAGTATTAAGGCTGGAGGGTTTTTGGTATTTTTGAAGGCATCAAAAAAGTATTTTATTGTAAGACCAACATTTTTTCTATCTTGACCTAAACTACCACCAATCCAATGTCCTACGAATAAATAACAAAAAGATTCCTTTATCTCTTTTAAATCAAATTTTACTTCATTAGGTTTTAAATGTTTATACACATCTAAATCTACACCTTCAAATACAACATGGATAGGTTTTTCTAATTTTAATGTACCCATTATTTGTTTTGTTTGGGGGTGTTTTACTTCTTGTGAAAAATTTTCAAACACTCCTTTACTATGGTTTGATGAAACCCAATTCATATTCATTTTGTTTAAACCCTCTATCCACCCAGGATCACATCCTGTACTTTCAATACCTGCTGTACACCCAATATTATAAATACCTATAGCTTGAAATTCACTAGGAATAGTAATTTGCATCCAAATATCAGGTTTTGCTGTTAATTGTTGGATTGAATAATCCCATAAGAATTGCCATTCTGGGTGGTTTTCACAGAAGTTAGTAGGTGTATTTCCCCATCTTTGAGGTAAGAGTTTAATATCATATTTATCTAATTCAATAATAGCTTTTATTAAATCCCTTGATCTAGCCCCATAACCACTATAAGTGTCAAACGGGCAACTTATTACAAAACTTTGTTTATTCATTAGTATACTAATTTATGGTTTAAATATTTTCCTTTTTGTTCAGTAGTATTAATTATTTCATAATCCTCTCTTGGTTTCCATACTTTAAATAAAGCATCAAAAGCTTCTATTACTCTTTCAGCTTGCCTTTCAGCTGTAAATCCAGCTTCATCACTTAAAGCCCATTCTCTACCTTTTAATCCTTTAGCTTTACGTTCTTCTCTACTTAAATTATATATTTCAGTATACCTTTTAGCTGCATCTTCCCATCTACATCTATCATCATAAATGTAAGGAGTTGGGGGTGAACCTTGGATTGATCTAGAGGTTGGGTATACTGGAAAAGCCCATTCACCATGTTTTTTATATGTACCTCTATGATTGGAAGGGATTTCAGGTGATGGTTCAAACCATTTACCATTTTCATCTTCAAATCTCATTTGGTCCTGCATTCCACCTGTTACATTAGCTATAATTGGTGTACCTGCTAACATAGCTTCTGTTAGGGTTAAACCCCACCCTTCATTTGAAGTTAATAATACTTGGGCATCTGCTATATTATATAAGAAATTTAATCCTTTTCTATCAAGTTTGTTGGTAGAAAATATAATACAATCTTCATATTTTTCTCCAAAAAAGTATTCAGCAATTTTATTTAAATCTGTACCATGTTGAGAAACTATTTCAGTATGTAATATAAATCTACACTTTAATGCTTTTTCTAAAGGGAGAGAATCTAAATGGGCTCTAAAAGCTACCATTGCATCCGGGATTTGTTTTCTACGAATATTTCTAGAATTAAAGAATAAGATAAAATCAACTTCTTCTTCTGTCCCCACTTGTTTTTTTCTAAAATCCATCATTTCATCATATAATTCATGACCCTTACTGATAGGGAAATAATCATTATGATTTAAACCATGTGGTATGTATCTAAATATTCTATTTTTATTATTACAATCTTTTAGTACTAATTCATTTATATTTTTGGTTTGTTTAGAAATAGCCATTAATAGATCACATGATTCATAATAAGATTGGTTATACTTAGGTGCAGGATAGTCATCCCAAATATTTAAATATGCTATAGGACATACTTTTCTAATTTGATCTTCCATATCAAAAATATGAGTAAAATATCTTGGGTCTGTAAATAACATTACAGCATCTGGTTTTTCCATGTTAATCACATTCATTATATCTTGGGAATTACCATACCCATCAACACAATATAAAAACACGGAAGAATCTTCTATACCTGCTAATTTATTTGTTTCTGAGGAGATATCTAATCTTTTACCCTTTTCTGGGTGGTTAATTGCTCCTGCAACATTAATCCAGTTAAAATGATGTGATGTTGAAATTACAATTTCTTTAGCAATTGTAGCAACTCCAGAATGTACTCTAATATCATCACAGACTAACATTATTTTTTTACGTTGGTCTTTTGGAATTATTTTAAAACTTTTATTCATTTTTTTAATTTATAGTTCAAGGTTAGTTTGATTTGTAATTTTTCTTCTAAAATCTTCATCTGTAAGATATAGATAAATTGCTCGGTCTGCAAGTTTTTGGAAACTAAACTTTCGCTTTACACATTCAATTTTAAAATTTTCAAATAGATCACTTTGGACTTTAACACTAGTAAGTGTCATTTTTGCTTTATTAGCCATAATTTTTATTTTAATAACATTATTTTATATACATATATGAGGATTCTAGTAAATTATACCCTCACCACAATTCTCTTTATCTTCTTTATAAGGACAAAAATTACAATTCCATTTAGAGGGTGACTTTGGGTAATCTTTGTCTTTAATTTTTCCACTAGAGTTAAAACATTCATTAATAAAATCATTAATTGCTTTCTTTGCTCTACCTAATTTAATTTTCCCACTAGGTGGTGTAAATGTTTGTACTCTATATGCTTGATGGGGTGACATTAATTTTTCATCATCCCAATCTAATACTTTTCTTTTTACAATAAAAAATTCAATTTCAATTTTATCTAAAGGTATACCATATTGTTCTGAAAAGTATTGTTTGTATAATAATAATTGAAATTGTTTATCTTCATTTTTCTTATCTTGATCTCTCCACCCTCGTGTGCTGGTTTTTATGTCTATAATTTTGAAGGTATCTGTTGCTTCATGATACATAACAATATCAAGATACCCTGTATATAATATGTTGTTTAACATTTTATTTGGGGCAAGAGTAATAGGTATTTCACAACCAACTAAAAAATATCCTTTTTTACTAAAATATCCACTTCTTTTCTTTTTAAACCAATTTAAAATTCCCATACCATCATCAAAAAATTCTCTCATTTCAGACGCAGAAGAAAAATGTTCATTATTATTTCTTCTATATTGGGATTGGTATTCAGATATAAAAGTATTTTGAAAGTGGTCTTCCATATCAATATCTCTATCAGCGGCAGCAAATGATTTATCATAAGCATAATCCAAATAATGTTGAATTACTTCATGTATGGCTGTTCCAAAAACAGTATGTATAGAAGATGTAAATCTTTTAATTTTATCTTTATACTGAAGTTTCCATCTGTAGGAGCACCCTCTAAAAATAGACATCTGTGAGAATGATATATTCTTTTGATATGCATAATTAACAGGTGGAGGAGGATTATTTCTAATTTCCTTTACTATTTTTGGGAGTTTTTTAGCCAAACTATTTTTTCCATTTATCACGACCTACTAAAAGACCGATTATACCATAATTAGCAACGTCTATGAAAGTATCTTCCATACCTTCACCTTTAACATAATTTTTACCATTAACCATTAAATTTCTTAAACGCGATATTTTATCCGTTAATCTAATAGCTAACCCAGTTAGTGAGAATTTTTTATCATCGCTATTATTAACGATATCTCCACCTAATGCTATGTTATTTAATCCATAATCCATGTGTTTACGAGCAAACATTTCGTACATTTCATCTTGTATGTTTTGAAATTCTTCTGCTAATGCTGGATATTCTTCTTCAAAAAGAGTTATGATTTGATTTGTTTCATCATCTATAAATTCTTTGATCTTTTTGCTTGGATATTTTCCATCCATAATTTCTCTGTCGCTCATAAGTTTTTTTAGTGATTTAGTTTTATTACCAAAATGGCCTACATTTTCCTCTAAATATTTTGTTACGGAACTACCCATTTAGCAATCCTTTGGTATTAAAATATTTGTCTAATGCCCCTAATCTATCATCAGCATCAACTAACATAATAAGTGCTTCTTCGGCATTTTTATAAAAATCTCCGGTTGAATGGTCCCCAATACCAACTGGTTTATTATTTAATAATTCAAGGGATAATAGTGCTTTTGCTTTATCTGCTTCTGCAGATGTACGTAACATATTTACTAATTTGCTCATTTTAATATTTTTTTAATTTCTTTAGTTTCTAATCCTCTATTGGATAATATACGACTTATTTTTGTGTTATCCAACAAAGTAATTGCTTCTTTTGCTTCTTTACTTGAACATTTTAAGTAATCCCTTAAATGGTCAATTAATTCTTTGTTTGGTTCTTTAGTTTTTGATTTGATATATTTATTCCACTTATTATTTTTAGGTATAAATTCTTTATATACATTATAAATTATTCTTTTTTCTTGTGGTGGTAAATCTTGAACATAATTAACAATTTCAATATAGTCAGGGTTCATTGAGATGAATCTATGAATCATATAACTATTCCAAACCTCCCAATCTTTACTTGTAAAAGATTCAACAGGAGGTTTAGTATTATTAATTGCTTTTAACCAATCAAAGATATTTTTCATTTAACAAATTTCATCTTTAAGTTCTTCTCTAAGTTCTAGAGGTAAACCATCTTTTACAATCTTACCATTAGTAGGATCAAAAAATACAGGAATAGGCATGATTGCATCATTATCTGTCCCTGCTACAAATTTAGAAATTTTTCTTAAAATAACCCCTGATTGGAATAAACTTTTTCCTTCTGAATTAGTAATAGCAGTAGTGCTTTTTAAATCAATTTGTGGTTGTGGTGGTGCTTGTTGTTGCATAATTATTTATTATTTAATATTTGTTGAATTAATGACATTATATTTATTTCCTTGTCAATACGGAAGTTTGCTTTATATTGGTGTTCATTTATTAAAATAGATGCTGTTCCTTCTTTACCTGGTAAGTAATCAGATGCTCTTTCATATAATAATTTAAATAACTCATCGAAATCATTTACATTAGCATCAGCTATAATTTGACGAATATCATTAAATTTAGATTTATTTGATAATGCTTTAATTACTTTATCTATATAATTAGATGATACTAATATTGATTGGTCTAGTTTAAGATATAAATCATTTGCACCACCGTCTACAGTTGATAATTGTATAGTGTTAATACACTTACGTAAATCAGGGTAATATTGATTAACTAAAGGTACTAAATCATTTATTTCATGGGTAATTGATTCTTCATTACAAATCCAATGTAAATGTTTAGCAACATCTTTCTTAGTTGGAGGTACAATTTTAAGTACTTGACATCTAGATTGTAGAGGATCAATGATACGTTCTATAAAATTACAAGTCATAATAAACCTTGTTGTACGGGAAAAAGTTTCGATGATATTACGAAGTGAAGCTTGCGCCTGTATAGTAAGAAAATCAGCTTCATCTAAAATAACCACTTTAATGGGTTCAAATGAAATTGTACTTGCAAACCCCTGAACTTTATCTCTAATAGTTTCAATACCTCTTTCATCTGAAGCATTAATATAAAGATAATCGCATTCAAGGTTATTGACAATAA